GCATTGTCATCTTTCACAATCCATTCAGGTTTGTCGAAAGTTATAGAGTGTGTCTCTTCTGCAACACTACCCAGTGACTTGCGTATGTCCTCTGCTGTGAGATGCACACGCTTGCCACCAGATACATGACACCCTGCCTTGTAACAATTCCAAATCAGAGAACCCATGTTGTTCGTGATCGTGAAGGTCTTGCGCCCACCACACTCAGGACAGTCCATACGTTTAGTATCTCCATTTGTAAGTGTTATATCATTTAATATATTATATACACTCATAATGTATCACTTTCAATGTTACTCCTTACAGTCGATTGTACAGTAATGTCTCTACGTGTCAAGGCACTATTTGCACTTTCGTAAGTATGCTTGTGGTATGGCTTCACAGAAGACACATGTGTATGTCCAGATACAGCCATGATTTGTGGCAATGGTACACCTTTGTCTATCATCTGTGTTATACCAGTTCTCCGTATGTCCATGAGCCGTAGCTCTTCAGGTAGCTTTGCTAGTCGCATGATCTTCCGTCCAACCTTGGACAGTCTCTCCATTGCGTATGGTTTGTACACGCCCTTCACGGGCATGGGATGTGGCACTACCCAAGGTTGAAAACCAAAGTCAGCCTTCTGCTCTTTGAGCATGGCAGTCAGGTTATCTGTGATAGGTAGGAACACATCAGCCCTACGCTTACTCTGTTCTAATGTAAGCTGTTGCTTATCCAAGTCAAGGTTCTCCCATCGTAGGTTACGCATGTCACCCAGACGCTGACACCACTCGTATGCCATGTGTACAATCAATCCCACATTCCTGTAGTCAAAGTCACTGTACGCCACGTCAAGAAACTTGTTCACCTCACCATGTGACCACACCATCTTACGTTGCTTGGCAGTCTTACGCTTGATCTTACCAAATGGATTCTGCTCTGCATGTTCCATCTGTATGGCATAGTTGTACACTCTGCTTGCACAGGTAGCCGCATGGTTAGCAAAGCTAATGCCACGCTTGACCCACTCTTCATATGCAGCCTTGGCTATCTTGGATGTCACGTCTTTGTACTTACGACACCCGATAGTCTGGTGTACGACAGTCAGAAAGTATCTGTAATCTACTTTAGTTGTGTCACGTAACATATTGAAATCATTGGATTGATAGTAAAAGTTGATAAGGTCTGTGACCCTGCTGCTTGGCTTCAAGCCTACAACTCTTGCACGTTCCTCACGCCAATCATCTATCTGTTTGTTTAACTCCTTTGCTAGTTTGAGTACCTCTTTGGTATCAGTACCCAGTTCCTCACGTTCCACCACGCCCTCATCTACAAGCATCTGTGGTGGATTGAAGCGATAAGAAGTGTCACCCGAAGATGACACTCTTAGTTGTACATAGCGTGGTAGCATCTGCATTAAGCAGCTTCCAATTCTACGAAGCGTTTGTCAGATACCCACTTGCTGACTTCCTGTTCACGACTGAACATGCTGATAGCTTGTGTGTCGTTACCAGTGTTACGTAGGCTGAACCCATTACGCTCATCAGCATACGATGCATAGTTGGTAAAGGCAGAGTACAACGCCCACTTGTTGTGGCCTCGTTGAGATGCCTCATGGCAATACAACTCGTACATCTTCTCAGACTTACGCTTGGATGCAATCATGTCTTCGAGCAATGACTGTACGTTCACGTACTTGAGGTCAGTCTCAGCCCACACCTGCATCTTTGCAGTCTGTTCGTAGAAGTCTGTCCTTGCACGTCTTAGCTCATAGATGAAACCTTCCAGTGTAAAGTTAGAAGTGTTCTTCTTACGAACCTTGTCATACTCACCAGTGATTGAACCATTGGTACAAAAGAAATCAATCGCACCAAAGAATGCTTGGTTACTACATGAACCATCAACACCATGCAATGATATGATACGATTGCCAAGCGTAGTTGTGTGCTTGTCTGTGTTGATCTCTACCTTCATGTCAGGTAACGTGATGTCTAGCATAGACCATGCATTGTCACGAGCAGACCGCCATGTATACTTTGCGTTCTCTAGCTCTGATGGCAACAGGTTCTCTGTGATTGTATCGTACACTCCACGATAGAAGTCACCATGAGAGGCACAGGTAAAACCTTTACCCACGATACCAATGTACTCACCAGTGTTACCATTGATGACGTACTTCTTGTCATCTACTTTGGTTGGTTCAAACTCCACATCAAAGTCTAGCTTTGTTGGAATGTCGAATGTGTTGTTAATGTCGAATGGCATATATAATACTCCTTTTCAGTTGGTTATGTGGCAACTTTGCCATAGTTATGTAGTCTTGTCTACCCCTATACTAGTAACGGTAACTATTTATAGAAGATGTGTGACCCATGAGCCACAGTTTTATTGAAGTGCTTGCGCCACCAAGGACTCACATACGTAGCATGGTAGTGCGTAGCACCATCTGTATTGTCTTTGTGATAGCCATACAGTGTGTTGTAGGCTACCACTTGTGCAACTATCCAAGACATATTGTCTTTGGGTTTGTCTGACTTACCGTCACAGTACCACGAGAACTGGCATCTGTGCTTGCCCTTGTGGTATCCCTGCTTGACCACCTTACATGCATCGTCAGGGAATGAGTCATCAGCTACACGATTGAGCACTACGTGGGCAACTGCATACTGCCCATTCATAGGCTCACTACGTGCCTCGTAGTACACATTGAGTGCAAGGCACGTGAGAAACATTTCAATCATCTGGTATCAACCTCTAGGCAAGCCAGTGTCTCTGAGCTATGGTTTACTAGAACCACTGCTTCTTTCAAAGCCATCTGGCATTCTTCGGCCTTACCATATGTTCCTAATTGGTAGTAATCAACTCCCTGATTTGTCACGAGTTGCATCCACACTAGTATCCACATCATCTGTACTCTCCTTAAATTTATCTCTGGCTACGCCAGTTTCCTTAGACAGTGCATCAGCCATAGCCTTTGCAAGTTCTTTGTTTGGTGCATCAATTATAATTTCCATTAGTTTTCTCCTTCTTTGTCATCTTTTAATCCCTTATATAACATTGCTTCTGCATCTTTGTACTGACCTCGTAG